CTTAAGAACTTAAAGTTACGAATACCAGAAAAGTTATGTCTAAAGTTATCAAGTAAATACTCAGTGGCTTCCTTATGCTGAAGAGCTATAGAATCATTATTTTGGCCCCTACTTGCTTCTGTTTCTCCTTGGTTCCACATGAAATAAACTGACCTTATTTCAGATAAACCTCCCATTTCTTGAATAGCTAAATTTACATTTTCAATAAATTTATCATAAAGTGAGAAAGATATAGATGTGGAAGGGCACCATGTATTGTCCTTTAAAGGAGCCATATAAGTTATAGATTGAAGCCCAGCCCCAGATAAAGTACCAACGTTTTCAGCAGTTGTATCAATAACCCAAGAGTTATCAGTGCAATACTTAAACATATAAACGGTAGACGCATTTCCATTTTGTTTTAGTAACTCTGCAAACTTTACTTCTGGCCCCCAGTAAGGTCTACCACCGTATTCTACGGGATCTGAACTCCCAGGATTTGGGCTGATATCTGTATTTTCTTTTGGAACGATAGCCCCAGAGAATGAAGAAGTAGTGTAATTCCAAAAATTAACACCACTTATAATATCTTTATCAGATGTTCCCCTGCCATTGAAGTTACTCTGTCCAGCAAAAATAACTAAATCTTTTGTAGGAGGTCTCTTATCCCCTCTACTGGCAAAAGTATTACTGACAGCATACTCATAGTAATAATTTTTAGAGTCTAAACCTTCACACTGAGTCCAGATTTTAGGTAGATTTACATGGTCTGGTATAGGTACAAACTGTAGACTGCTAGGGATTAGTCCCAACGAGACTGCACTGGCCTCTGATTGCATAGTGAATGAGTTCGGCATGTTGAACCCAGTACGGTCGTAATACCCATTGAAAGGCATCACCTTCTCGTATGATCTTCTTCGTAGAGTTTTCCTGTCTATATTATCTATAGAAGTTCCCCCTACTAGCTCAGGAGATACATTGGATTGTGTAGCTGATCTAGGAACATCCACTCCTCCTGGATTAAGATCTCTCTTATAGGATCCTATGTTTAATGCAGATACGAAATTATTTTGTGGATGTAGTTCAACTTTATTAGGAAGTATAAGAGGAAGATTGTTTGACTGGAAAGAGGTATTAAAGGGATCTAGATAAGCGATCTCAAGGCTTATAAGAGGGATGGAGTGAGCAGGAGCGAACTTCCTAGTAACTCTAGCTGCAATTTTAAAAGCATCTCCTGAATCTGGATCTGATAGATCTATACCCTTTTTACCGAAGTCATATGATGATGCGTCAAGAACAACTTTAAAGTGTGAAGACTTTCCTGACCATAGAGGAACATATTCAAATCTTTTTATATCTAGCTCAGAAACTAACCTTTCTATGTTTGGAGGATCATTATACCCGGATGTAAAGAACAAGAAGCTAGAACTTCTAGGTTCATCATCATCGTCTAAAGCATTATCCGTAATATATTGAATAAAGTCTGTAGTGAACTCTTCACTTACTCCAAAGCAAGCAAGCCTGTCTGCGATGAATAGTAGAATATCTTTATTAAGTTCCCAGTTAATATAATAAGGATATTCTTCAAAGGGAGGTATTGGGAACTCTCTTCCTCTAAAATAGAATTTATTTAATTCATTAGGTATGGTAGGGATATTATTAGGGAATGCAAGGTATACTTCGTTTAATATATGATCTACTACATATCTTATATTTTCATCCATACTAGAGAATGAATACCCATTAACCTGCATATCTAAGGCTATCTGAGGAGTCCATGTCTGCTTATCAAAAGTCTCAAAATAGGAGGATTCTGTAGCTAGCGCATAATACATTAAGAATGGAATGTAAGATTCATAAAGTTCATTAATGTATGTTTGTATGGGGAATAGGTCCTTAGGGAATACAGAGTTTAAAGCTGATTGGAATCCACTCTTAGTACCTGCTGTTTTATAAATAGCAACAGCAGATCTTAATTGTAATCTCCATCTTTGGGGATCAGTTCCAAACAAATCCCACCCAATTAAATCAGCTAGTAATGGAAGGAACTCATCTGGGCAATCGTCAATATCATAGAATGATCCAATAGTTTCATTTATATCGCTTATATCATAAGCCAAAAATGACAAAGCTCTTAAAAACTTTGTAAATGGGCCGTTTACAATCTTTTCAGTTGTTTGAAGCCCGTAATCAATATAACTTTCAAAACAATCCTTTACTGTGAAATCAGACCTATCAGAGTATAGAGGGGAGTATATTACATCTACCCAAGTTTTTAAATTATCAAGCTGTTGAGTTCCACTAGAATAAGTAGAATTACTACTAGCAAATATAGAACTTGGATAGAATGGTAGATTATTCCTCCAAATATGCTCAGTAAGACCTTTTAAGGTATCATTTAATAAAACTGGTTGTCCTCTATACAGCTTATTTACTATGAGGTCAGCAACATATGAAGATGGATTATATAGAGTACCGGTAGTATTTAAAAAATACATCCAGGATAGATTTTGAATAAGATAATTATGAGTATCCTCCTGGGTGAATGTGGGATCAATTTCAGCGGTAGGATTATTTAATTCCAAGGATGGTAATAATGTCCCTGAAATATAATCATAGAAAGAAGAACTAGTGGTAAAATTAGTAAACGATTTGTTTACTTTATTTAAAATCCTTCTTTCAAACTTATCAGGTGTTATCTCTGTTAGGTTATTTTGCTTAATGAAATAAGGAGTTATTCCTTCCAGGGAAGAAATGGAACTATAAACCGTACCTTCTACACCACTAATCACTAATACCGAGGATAGATCATTTGCTATATTAATATGAGAATTAATTACAAGATCTTTAATATCAACAGATTCCCCGAAAGTTTCCTTATCATCTTCGGTTAGGTATTGTGGAATGATATACTTTACAGCTTCATAGTAATTTGGCTTAAAGTATTTCTGATTTAGTAAGTATTTTTTCCCAGACATTATATGTAAGCTGTTGTTATTGTAAAGTTATTAAGCTGTATGACCTCATTAAAGCCAATCGAAATAGGGCCTTCAACATTATCAACAGTGGCATACCTAATCCTCTGGTCTTCAAGTAAAACTCTTATTAGATCCTGGGGTATGAAGGGTTCACCAAAATCTGTGTTATCAACATTAAAATAGCTTAGAAGTATCTCCCTAGCACTTGAAATTATCTCTGGCTCTGATGTCTTTTTTTCGACATCTAGGGTTATAGTGACGAAAACATCCAATGTTCTAATTAACCCATCAACTACTACAGGCTCATCGGTTAACATCTTTTTGTCATCCATAGCCTCTAAAAGCTGTCTCTTATATTCCTGAGTAGCCCTTTTTAATTGTAAATCGGAAGCTTTCTCTAAAACAAAAATGTCGATTATATTAGCAGAAGAATACGCTCTACGAACAGAAGCCGTTGCTTTGCCTGTAGTACCGTAATTAGAGGTGAAACTATTGCAAAAAGCCTTATAATCAGATAATGTTACTAATCTATTTTGAGTTCTAAAAACTAAAGGAGCATACCTTTTTGCTTTTGATATGGACTCAGCATCAGCACCTCCTGTAGCAATACTGGAATTTTGCACTGACACTGAGACAGGGCTTTGGCCTAAATCATAAGTGGCTGTTCCGTTAAGCACAGCGTTTATATACCCATTAGCAACATTGCCTCTGGATCCTCCACCAACACGATAAGTTACATTAAAGGAATCCCCAAGTGAAGGGGATTTACCTACGGTATCATCTCCAAAAAGAATAGAAGCTGCGAAATTTGAGTCAGTAACTATCTGGAAAACTTTATCTTGGGATCCTGAAGCATAATAAACATTCTCCTCTTCTTTGTAAACTCCGGCAGTTGTTGGATTGCCCTCTACAAATACTTGGGCGCTTTTTTCAATATAAGGAGATTCAGATAAACGTATAGTCTTGACAGCATCAACACTCTGGAAGGTGCCAGTCTCATTTACAAAGGCTCCCTCCATTAAAACAGCATTAGTGATTTCAATTGAACTACCCGTTGGAGCGGCATCGAAGGTGAACTCAACACTATGGCTATTAGAATCTAAATCTACAGTTCCGTTTGAATTAACCTTGTATATTGTGTATGTTAGTTGACCTCCGTCCTCAGGAGAAGGTATCGTAACCACCCTCTGTGACGGGCTCAATGTTAGACTTGTTGTGTTGTTATTTGTGGTTGTAAAAGTTAAAAGAGCATCTGCTACTGCTGAGGTAGGACCTTTCATCCTAACTCCTATTAATTCCAATAACTTTTTAACACTAGATCTTTCTCGGGCGGTCCTAATGAAATTCTCATTGGCTATATAATCAGCTTTATGAGATTGGATATGACCTATTGCTGACATAAGTTCGATTAAAAGAATACCAAAGTCTGACTCCTGAAAATTATTATAATCTAATGGAAAATTTGCTTTAACATACTTAATAAGAGTCTGCCTAAAAGTTTCAAAATCTGCTGCGGAATAATCTAGAACTTTAGTCCTGTCATCTAATCTTCCGGGTAAATACTTCAGATAATCTGACTGAACTGTTCCTGAAAATATCACCATTACAACCTAACCCCTACTCCTATTTTTGTACTTTGAGCATCTTTTAATGAGCATAAAAGATTTATTTCAATTTCAGCACCACTTCTCTCATAAACAATTAGTTTTTCAATATTAACTATTTTAAGATATTTACGAATAGAAATTTCAATATCTTCTTTAATTAAACTAAATGTAGTTTTATCCAAAGGCTCAAAAATAAACTTCCTAACATCACACCCGAAGTCTGGGAGCATAAACCTCTCTCCTCTTTGAGTTCTTAAGAGAGCCTTTAGGTTAGACCGAACCAGACCCAGTCCAGATTGTTTGGAGTAGTATCCATTCCCTGGAGAAGCCTCCAAAGGATACTTAAATCCCTGGAGTTTTCTGTCTTTTAGGGTAACTTCTCTCTCAGACTTAGGTGGTATAACTTTTCCGTAGGTGGTAGTATTAGTAGGTATTGCCATTTTTAAAATCCTGAAACATTAATGTTTTTAAAGAAGTTTTGTGTAACATTATAGTTACCTTGAACTTCATTTGATGATAAAGCTTTTGAGTAGATTTTAATCCCCCCAACATGCCCTTTTAATCCACTAGACTTCCCTCCATAGGATCCTCCCATAAAGTTGCCATTACTATTTCCATCGGTGAATCCACCCCCAATAATCCACGGAGTGAAATACTGATCTAGGGAAGGTCCATATCTTAGATCCTCAACAGATAAATTAGAGATATTATCTGTGTTGTACTCAAAGGAGTTATCCAGGTACACTGAAGGGGATCCGGCTTTATTAGTCTTTCCGGTAGTTCCGAATACATCGAAATATGAGGAAGTGGCTACGTTTACAGCATCTAAATAAACCTTGACCTGGGAGTCCTTAGGTGATATAGTCACAACAAGATGGCAAAACTCATCTTCACAAGATGATAAAGATTTACCATTAAAAGTGCTAGACACATTAACGGTTAACCCATGCCAAGAGGATGTTGATTCACAATTAGATTCCCTTTTAGATATAAAGCCTACACTTGAGTTGTCATAAGATTGAGTTGGAGCTAAGACAAGTACAGAGTCCATGTAAGGATTATCAGAATCATCATTAGAAGGAATGGTATCCAGGCTGAATCTCCTGTCACGAGTAAATCCAAAAATAAGACCTTTTACTATACCTAACCCATCATCCCTTTGTAGGTTCAGAATATCTTCTTGAGGACTTTCATCCACAGCTAATCCAGTGTTCTCATTAGCTAAAATAAGTCTATAGAGACTAGAAGTTTCTATACCAGAATCATATGCAGAAAAGGCTGGGATATGAACCCAAGTCTCAAATGTAGCCCCTTCGTTAGCATACATCAGATCCTGTAGCTCTCTCCTTGGAGGTAACTTAATGTAACTACCTACAGCACTTATGTTAGGAGTGTTTATGCTATCTAGTTTACATATACCTTCTAAATAAGGAACTCCTAACCCCAAAGGAAATGCTGCTGATCCTACTAACTGAGCGTTATAAGAAGTTCCTGTATTAGTCCCATTAAACACTCCAAAGTCTGTGCTGGAGGGAGCACTATTTTTAACCGTTAAGAAATTATAAAGTGCTATAAGACCATCCTCGGCTACCTTAGCATTTACAGAAATGCTAGGCGCAGTTGAAGAAGGTGCATTATCAATAATAGATGCTCTTCCAAGCCCTGTTAGCAGGAGATGGTCTAATACTATCTCTTGAGAGGATTCAATTTGCTGAGTATATTTTGTAGTTATAGGGAGAACTATACCCCTCACATCAGACTGGCTTATAGATATTCTTCTTTGTTTTTCAATATCTATAAGAAAGTTTATACCTTCAAGATAAGAGAAGTCATTTACAGGGACCTCACCAGGGGCGTATGGAGCAGTCCTACCATATAGTGTAGGGATTTTAACTGCTAACTCTATTTGCTTCTTTCGTTTAGCAATCTTATCCATATACCTTGCTGTTTCAGACAACATAACCTGCCTTAGGTTAGAGATAATAGCTTGTGAAGATCCTAAGGATATTTGCTCTTCAATCTCCCCTGAAACATCATATATTCTTCTATTCTTTTGACCAATAATATTTTGTAGTAGAATATCCTGATTATAGTAAGGCCGCAAAAAACTTGATTCGTCTAAAATATTTGGATCAAGAATAGTATTAAAATATTCCTTTAGGCTTTCTCTACTAGCTGGTATACCCTTTCCTCCCAGGTTAGGGTCATGTTCTAACTTCCATAGTAAATTAGGAGTAAGCTCCTCTTCGGATCTTCGTTCTAATTCCAATAAAGCCGGAACTAATCCACTAGTTTGAGAATCAAAATATAAGCCGTCTACAGATAATATGAACTTACCTACATTGGATTTAGGAGGTCCATATTCTAATCTAAATATTTCCTCTCTTGGAACATCCTCTATGTTTCTACGAGGTTCTCTTGATGGATCCGCTTGTCTACTTGCAAGTTCAGTATCAATAAGTGAGGCGACGGCTGAGGCACTAGCTGCGAAATCGGCGGCAGCGGAAGCCTCCTCTACATATACCGCAGACTCAGTCCTAATAATTGAGTCAAGTTCAGCAGGATCTAAATCTGATCTTGCATTACCACTTTCAAACTTTACGGTATTAGCCGTTGAATTAAAGCAATCCACTAGTCTCTCATATTGCTCTCGAGCTAATTCATAATTTGCATATAATGTTGATCCAGCAGAAGCTAAAGCCTGAGTGAAACCAAGTAAAGCACTAAGCCAATTAGAGGAATCTTGACCTAACTTTGAAGAACTGGAAACAAATCTAAAAGTTCCGTCATCTGTATCAAACTCAATTAGTCCAAATGCATCTCTAATCTGCTTAGAAATGAATTTTAAAGTAGCATCAGCAGCTTCCTTACCTATGGCTAATTGACTCCTCATGCCAACTAACACTGGTCCTGGTATAGCTCTAATAAGATCCGATGTTAAACTTAAGATACAATTAGGAACACCATACTGTGTGCCTATAGCCGTCACAAGCCCTTGACCTGAGCTTGTTGCACGAGCAAAAGTAGTATAATCGAAGTTAGGCATTATTCGTAATAATCATTATATATTGTTGGAAATACACGGGGAATCACAGCCGGAACAGATAGCCCTGAATTAAGATCAATGGTGGTTCCATCTAAAGTCATTGATCCGGCACTTTTTATTGAAGCTATTCCCCCTGATTCAGTAACATAATTTACTAAAGTTTTAACATTCATATTGTTTGCCGATATATTTACATCTTTATCGGCACTAATATTTATATTCCCTGCGCTTTTTAGACTAATATCTCCAGTAGATTCAATTCTAACATCGCTACTAAACCCAGTAGGGCTGGTTGCATCAGGCTTACTAACAATTTGGATCCTCCCGCCTGGGGTACTTAGAAATATCCTACTAGTTAGACCCTTAGCTGCCATGGATACATCCCCCCATGCGCTTCTAAGGTAGATGCCCCCATACCTCTTTGGAGTCATCCCTGCGGCTCCGTCCTCAGGGTATAAAGCAGCGAACCCTGCATTTGGCCTAGTTAAAACAGGAGTAGACATCCCACCTCCTGAGTCGTTGGAGATATTGATATCCTTTCCGTCAACAAGGCGCATATTAATGTAAGTATTACGGCAAGTGTAATGCTGAGGTCCGTTAGATTCTATTGAAATCATACCAGCAGGAGAGTTGCCGTTTGCGTCACCTTGAATTTTAATACCCTCTCCATGTTGATTTCTTATTAATATAGCTTCTATGTCAGGGGAGTCATTCAAACTAAACTTTTTATTCTTCTCACTAGTGAGATCAACTGATGAGTTAATTTTAGGAGGAGTCTCCTCCCTGTTTCTAGTAATACTCAAACCTTGTCCAAATTTATCTTCATAGGTAGTTCTAATAGGTGCCCCCACATTGCTATAAGACTTTTTGGCAATAGGACCTTTTGAAGAAGAAGGTTTTACATCTTGAATAGGTGCTCCCACATTGCTATTAGACGTTCTAGCGATATTGCCTTTTGAAGAAGAAGGTTTTACATTTTGAATTGAAGAAGAAGGTTTTACATTTTGAATAAGAGTTCCCTGATAATATGCTAAGGATTCCTGATCATCGTAAGCGGCTATTATAAAGTCTCCAATATCAGGCATAAAAAATAAACCTCCGCCACCTTTCTTGTATCCTGGTGATGAAAGTATTACAGTTACAGGTTCAGTTGATATATCTTTAAACTTAGCCTTAAAATATCCAGATCCCGATTTATCAATTACTTCAGTTACTTGACCTTTTACTAATTGTAACATTACTATTGTTCCTCTAATTTTGCTTTAAGTTTTTCCAATCTTTCAATTTCTTTATCGGCAAAGTAGCCCTTGGTCGGATCGAGGAAACCTCTGACTCGGACGACGCCGTCCGAGTCTGCGGGGCGTGTATCATTAATAAGAGCATCTATTTTAGCATCAATTATTTCAATAAGGTAATCTTTTAGAGTAGGGTCCGCAGCTACTTTATCACTAGTAACCCCTTTTCTAACTAACCTAAATTCTGAATACATCTCCTCTGAATCAATAACATGAGCAAACCCCATAACATTAAAGGACCCCGTATAAGGAGCAACCCTCCTAACAGAACCTTTGGAACCAACAGGTTGTGTAGTAAGCCCCACTAATTCACAGTCCCTATTCAAATAAGTTACTTGATTAAAAAAAGGTAAAGTTTTAATTCTTACATCAACTATCAGTTTTTCTAGTTCATTTTGTAATGCCAAATGAGCTTCTGCATATTTATCAGGAGTAATAGTTACCTTTGATTCCAGAGTATTTGTTGGTAAGGTATAGTTGGTTGCTTTAGACTGTCTTAAAAACTCTAGTGATGCTCCTATATCAATTAAACTTAACTCCTTAAGTTCTTTACTATTAGCTACTTTATTTGCTACTTCACTTAAAAAGATATCTTGAACTTCATCGTCGTTTAAGAAAAGTATGCGTCTGTAAAGAGATTGCTGTTCATCGTTAAATGAATATTCATCTAATTTCTTAGTTAAAATATCATCTATTTTTGATATAAAAGTTGATCCAAGCCCGTATTCTAAATCTTTAACAACCTTTCTAGCCTCAGTGCTGGTTCTTGAAACAGTTTCAATATCCGGCTCGAACTTAAATGAGAATAAAGCGTGATAATAGTTTTTTAAAGTATAGTCTACACTCAAAACATTTGGATTGGATATATTATGTCTAAAAATTAAAGCATTAGGATTGTTTAAGTTTTTAGAGATATTTGGAGGTAGTTCTGAGTCATTAAAGGCTGATGAACGTTTTCTATTAGTGATCTCGGATAAACCACGAACATAATCATCATTAAAAAATGAAATACGCTTATTCGTCCTGGTTTTGGTAGGATTGGAAGATCCTGGGAGAGTATCATCTGGGTCCCTAGGCGTTGTGGTTGTTTCTGCTGCTACCTTGTTTGGTTGGTTTCTAAGCTTTTCGTCATTTGGGTCCCAATCCTCAGCGTATAAAACTTTTTTTATATCTCTCGCATTCCCCATAACAAGTACAGATTTAGCTTGAGGATTAACCATGCCTTTACTCTTCCAATAGTCAACTAGTTTAGTGTTATTTTCTTCAAAGAATTGAAAATAATCAGGTCCATTAGCTGCTTTATCATCGAATGATGCATAAAGGTCATATAAAGGTTTTAAAATAGGTTTAGGAGAACCTCCATCCGTATTCTGACTATTTACAACACCAATACCAATTTTAAAAACATATTTACTAGGCTTATTAACGTTAATCATTGCTTGTTGCGCATCAGCACTTGAATACATTTCCTCCTTGAGAAATTCTGTCTCTTCTTCTATAGTCACATATTGGTTTGTAGCATCATCATAAACTACTTCAGTTCCATTACTAACAGGTATTGAATGCCTCCTAAAGAAGTTTACAAGGTTCTCCTCAGTGCTAAGGTTTTTATTTTTTGTTCTATTATATTCTTCTTCAAAGTCTTGAGGAAAAACAGCAATAACATCCCCGTCAGGCGAATCATTACTTGTAACCATTTTAGTATAATTTATACA